ACTTTGAAAGATCACCTATCAAAACTGCAATGGAAGGTGACTTCGATACTGGTAACGTAAGATACAAAGCTAGAGAAAGATATTCATTTGGAGTATCTGACTTCAGAGGTATCTTTGCATCACCAGGTGCTTAATATCTAATTTTTGTGGCGGGACATAGTTCCGCCACAATTAGCAAATAGAAAGGCAAAACCATGAAAAAATTCACAGTAAACATTTGGGCACATGATCATCACGCAAAATTCCAAGTCGAATCTAACGACGATCCTATTTCCCTCGAACAATCCATAGTTGACAAACTAGGAGAAAATAGTATAAAATGGGAGTATCTCGGAGCTAGTTATAGTGACGAGGTAAACAGAATAACCTATGAGGAGGTTATAAATGACGATGCAACCGCACATCCAGGATCTTTACAAACAGAAGGAAACCCTGGACCTAAAATGGAAGCAAGAGCATCTTAACGAGGGTAGATATACTCTCAATATGGTAAGGATCGATGACGAAGTCAAAAAGATCATTCAACATATTAAAAAAGCAGAAGCAAAAGAAGCACATCTGCGAAATAGAGTTGATGCCATTGCTCCACAAGTTTCTGTAGCTACTTAATAAAAAGCTACATCGTTGGAAAAAATCCACTCCACATTACAGGCTCTCTTGCACTCTATTAAAATCTAGTATATAAAATAACTCTGTACAAAATAAGTTTACATAGACGTGTACAGCGACGGCCTAAAGACTATGTGAACGTAATTAGGAGGATAATACTATGGCTACAACTACATTCCAAGGTATCGTTAGATCAAATGGCGGTGCTGGAAAAGGAAATGCAACACCAAGTGTTGTAACTTTATCAGAAGTTATTTCATTTGACCCAACTGCAGCTGCTGCAACAAATGTAAGAATTGGAACTTCTTCATCTTCAGGTGAAACTTTTGTTTTACCAGAAGGTGCTGTACCAGTTTCTTTCATGACTATTGGCGGAGCAACAGGTGGTACTAACCCAACAGTTGATATTGGATCATCTGCAGACGATGATGGTTTTTTCAACGAAGTAGACTGTGATACTAAAGGTTCTTTAAAAGGAGCTGATGGTGCATTAGTCGTTGCGGGTGGAATTACTGCTGCAACTACTGTAACAGGTAAAGTTGGTGCATCTGCAGCTACAGGCGGAACTGTGACAGGTGTATTCACTTACACAGTTGTTGACAACGGCGCAGAGAGTTAATTAATTTAATGTGGGCCTTCGGGCCCGCATAAATTTTAAGGAGAAAATTATGAAGGGTGACGTAAAAGCAATTAGAGTTACAGGAACAGGTTCTGTGTTTGCAGGAAGAACTAGATTAAGAGGAATGATTTTAGCTTCCGATGGTGGTGGAGCAGGTTCTATAACTTTACAAGACGGAAATTCAGCAACACAATTTCAAGGCGACTGTCCTAATGGTGATGTTTTTGCTTTCAATATTCCAGAAGATGGAGTGGTATTTGAAGGTGGAATGACTGTGTCAGCTATTTCTAATATTGCAGGTGCAACATTATTAATAGATAAATAGGAGGTTAAATGGCGAATACTACCTCTGGTACAACTACATTTGATAAGACTTTTGCTATTGATGAAATTATAGAAGAAGCTTACGAACGAATTGGTAGACAGGGTGTTTCTGGTAATCAATTAAGAATGGCCAGAAGATCTTTGAACATCATGTTCCAAGAATGGGCAAACAGAGGACTTCACTATTGGGAAGTTGCAAACAATAATATTACTTTGGTTGCTAATCAAGCTGAGTATACTATGTTTAGATCAACAGGTGATGGCACATCTGATGCTACAGCTGTATATGGTGTAGATGATGTATTGGAAGCTTCTTTTAGAAATTCATCAAATGTTGATACACCTTTAACAAAAATAAATAGATCTACATATCAAGCCCTATCAAACAAAACTTCTACAGGTCAACCTACACAATATTTTGTACAGAGATTTATTGATAAAGTAACTATCACTTTATACTTAACTCCAGGTTCATCAGAAGCAGGTAAGTTTATTAATTACTACTATGTAAAAAGAATACAAGACGTAGGTGATTATACAAACGCAACAGACGTACCGTATAGATTTGTTCCTTGTATGTGTTCTGGTTTAGCATTTTATTTATCACAAAAATTTGCTCCACAGATGACACAACAAATGAAACTTTTATACGAAGATGAATTAAACAGAGCGCTACAAGAGGATGGTTCTTCTTCTAGTTCGTTCATAACACCGAAAACTTATTATCCAAATGTCTAAATTATCTAGTGGAAAATATGCAAAAGCTATCTCAGACAGGTCTGGTATGGAGTTTCCATACAAAGAAATGGTTAGAGAATGGAATGGCTCCCTGGTGCATGTTTCAGAATTCGAAGCTAAACAACCACAATTAGAGCCAAGAAGATATACCGGCGATCCACAAGGATTAATGAATGCAAGACCAGCTAGAACAGAACCAGCTACACAAAATTTATTACCAAGTAATCCATTTAGCTTAACAAGTGGATCAGCAAATGTTACAGTAACAGAGCCAAATCACGGTAGATCAAATAGTGATACCGTTAGATTTAGAAATGTAGATGGCAGCCCTGGAGGATTAGCATTTACAGTATTTGAAAATTCATCAGGATTTAGTATAAGTAGTGTAACAACTAATACTTATGTATTTGATTGTGGCTCTAGTGCTACAGTAACAGAAAAATCAGGAGGAGACTTTGTTACAGCAGGACCTGTAACACAGCAAGCATAATGGCAGGATTTACTTACGCAACATTAACAACAGCAATTCAAGACTACACTGAAGTAGATAGTAATGTTTTAACTTCTACAATAACAAATCAATTTATAGAAAATGCTGAACTTAGAATTTTAAGAGATGCACCTATTGATGCTTATAAAAAACAATCTATTGGTAATCTAGTTACAGGACAAAATACAATTAACGTTCCTGCTAAAACTTTATTCGTAAAAGGTGTGCAAGTATATGATTCTACATCTGCATCTACAGGAAATAATAGATGGTTAGAAAAAAAAGATGAATCTTATTTACAAGAATATGTACCATCAACAGAAACATCTGCTAGAGGACAACCTAAATATTATGCTATGTTTGGTGGAGCAACTGGTATATCAGACACTACATCAGGTAGACTATTTTTAGCCCCTGCTCCCGATAATACATATACGTTTAAAATTCATTATGAAGCTATTCCAGATGGATTATCTAGCTCAAATACAACGACTTATATAAGCCAATATTTTGGTAATGGCTTATTATATGCATGTTTGGTGGAAGCATATGGATACTTAAAAGGTCCGATAGATATGTTGACACTTTACGAAAATAAGTATAAACAGGAATTAGAGAAGTTTGCTGCAGAGCAACTAGGTAGACGTAAGAGAGACGACTATTCAGATGGAACTGTACGAATACCAGTACCTTCAGCTAACCCGTAGGAGAATAAATTATGGCAATTACATCAGCAATTTGTTCAAGTTTTAAACAAGAACTTTTACAAGGCAAACACGATTTTGATTCATCAGGTGGACACACTTTTAAAATTGCATTGTTCACAAGCTCTGCAAGTTTAGGTGCAGCTACAACTGACTATTCAACTTCAAACGAAATTACAAATACATCTGGTTCTGCTTACACAGCAGGTGGTGCTACATTAACAAATGGTGGAGTATCTTTATCTTCAACAACTGCATTCACAGATTTCGATGATGTAACTTACAATTCAGCTTCATTTACTGCAAATGGTGCTTTAATTTATAACACGACAACAGATGGTGGTTCAGGAACAACTGATGCTGTTGCTGTTATAGCTTTTGGTGGTGACAAGACTGCAACTAACGGAACATTCACTATTCAATTTCCAACAGCAGACGCGAGTAGCGCAATAATCAGATTAGCATAGGAGTAGCCCATGTCGGTTGACTCAGGATGGGGCCGATTCACCTGGGGACAGGCGTATTATGGTCAAGATACAGAACTAGCTACAGGTTGGGGTGCAAAAACTTGGAACGCTGGTCAATGGGGAAATCTTGCAAACGAAACTGTTACATTAACAGGATTATCTTTTTCATCTGAAGTTGGTTCATTAACTGCAACTGGTACAGGTGTTGTTGATTTAACTGGAGAACAATTTACATCTAATGTTGGTTCTATATCACCTGTAATTAATGTAACACCTGATTTACCTACAATAGCTTTCTCTGCAAACGTTGGATCTTTATCTACAGGTATTGATGTATCAACAGAATTATCAGGTCAAGAAATTGCAAGTGCTTTAGGACTTATTACACCTGCCGATCAAGTGATGGGTTTAACAGGTCAAGAATTTACAGCAGAACAAGGTACAGCTGTAGCACCAAACGAAGATGTATCTTTAACAGGTCAAGAAATTACATCAGAACAAGGTACATCAATTGCTTTTGTTGGCACTCTTGTTCAACTAACAGGTTTTGAAATAACATCAGAACAAGGTACAGCTGTTGCACCAAACAATTCTGTAACATTAGATGGTCAAGAATCAGAATTATCTTTAGGAACTTTAGAAGGTTTAGGTTCATCAGCGGTTCCTTTAACAGGTCAGTCTATGACTGCTTCTGTTGGAGTTATTGATCCAGCTGATCAAGTAATGGGATTAACAGGTATATCTTTCAGTGCTTCTGTAGGTACAATAACACCAGCAGATCAAATAGTTGGATTAACTGGTTTATCATTCAGTGCTGCGTTAGGAGAGCCATTTATAATACATTACGAGGATATTGACACTGGCTCAAATACATCTTATAGTGCAGTTTCAACGGGATCGAATACAAGTTATTCTGATGTTGCAACTGGATCAAATACAAGTTATACTGACGCTGCATAGGAGATAAAATATGGCATCTACATATACTTCATTAGGTATAGAACTCCAAGCGACTGGTGAAAATGCTGGTACGTGGGGAACAAAAACAAATAATAATTTAAGTCTTATCCAACAACTTACTGGTGGGTTTGCACAAGTATCTATCGCTGGTGGTGCACAAACAACTGCTTTAACAATTGCTGATGGAGCTACAACTGGTACAGCTCAACAAAGATTTATTGAGTTCACAGGTACAATTACAGGAAATCAAATTGTAACAATTCCTTTGGATGTAGAAACATTTTACATTTTAAAAAATTCAACAACAGGTGCTTATACAGTAGAATTTAAATATGTATCAGGATCTGGTACTACATTTACTTTTGGAACAACAAATAAAAAAACAGCAATGGTGCAAGCATCAGCTAATGATGGCACTAACCCAGACATTATTGAAATTCAAACAGGTGGAGATGTTGTTGATGATACATCACCTCAACTTGGTGGTAACTTAGATACAAACGATAACAATATTATTACAGTTTCAAATAGAGATTTAAATTTATATCCAAATGGTACAGGTGCTGTTGAAATAGGTGGTAATACAAATCCTGGTACAGTTATTTTAAATTGTGAATCAAACTCACATGGAATTAAATTACAATCCCCACCACATTCGGCTGGTCAGTCATACACACTTAAATTTCCTACAGGAAATGTTACAGCCGATAGATTTTTAAAAGTAGAATCTGTTACAGGTTCAGGTGCAACAGGTGTTGGTCAATTATCTTTTGCTGAAGTATCAGGTGGTACTTCTTATCAAGCCGTAAAAACTTCTGGTTTTACTGCTGTAGCAGGTGAAGGATATTTTTGTAATACGACATCAGCCGCATTTACAGCAACACTACCATCATCAGCAACGATCGGTGATGAAATTGTGTTTATTGATTACGCAGGAACTTTTGATACTAACAATTTAACTATTGGTAGAAACTCGCACAATATACAGGGAGCAGCAGCGGATTTAACTGTTGCCACAGAAAGAGCAGGATTTACATTAGTGTACGTTGACTCTACGCAGGGATGGCTGCTGAAAAATAATTAAGGAGGTTATTAGATGTCGACCTATAAAGAGATATCAGGGACTAGGGTTAAGAATTTCGCTGGTAGTGATTACCCTGGAGCTGAGACAGGTGAACTTTGGTACGATAGTGCCAATGCAGATTTTAGATACAAGTATCCTAATATAACTACATCTGGTTCTTGGAGAACAGCAGGGAATTTAAATACTGGAAGATATGCAAAACCAGGTGCTACTGGAACAGCAACTGCGGGTTTATATTTTGGAGGTTTTGTACCAACTACACCATATTATAAAGCATTAAATGAATCATATAATGGAGTTTCATGGACTGAAGTTGCAGATATGAATACCGCTAGATCTCAAATGGGATCAGCTGGACAAGCTCCTTACACCGCCGCACTTGGTTTTGGTGGACAAGCAGATCCTGGTTACAAATCAGAAACAGAATCTTGGAATGGTTCATCTTGGACTGAAGTAGGGGATTTGAACACTGCAAGAGATGATCTCGCTGGTGCTGGAATACAAACCGCTGCTTTAGGTTTTGGTGGCGCTGTTCCCAGTGGAAAATCAGAAACAGAATCATGGAATGGATCTAGCTGGACAGAAGTTAATGATCTTAATTCTGCTAGAGGTTATTTAGGTGGAGCTGGAACTTATACGGCCGCTTTAGCATTTGGTGGACAACCAAGTACAGGTAAGACAGAAGATTGGAATGGCACAAGCTGGACTGAAATTGCAGACTTAAATACTGGAAGACAATATTTAGGAGATAATGGAGGGACAAATACTGATTCAATTACTTCAGGCGGTTATACATCAACTTATGTAGCAAATACAGAATTGTGGAATGGCACAGCTTGGACTGAAACTACAGATATGAGTAGTACTAGAGGTTGGGGAGCTTCGCTTGGTACTTCATCAAGTTTATTATATATGGGAGGAACACCTCCAGAAGCAACAACTGCAACAGAAGAATGGACAGGCGCAGGCCAGCCAATAGGTGCATGGGCTACGGGTACTAGTATGAATACAGCAAATAGCCAATTTGGTTCAAACGGAACAAGATCATCAGCGATAGGTTACGGTGGGCCAACAAATAATACGGAGTCATGGAATGGATCTGCTTGGACTGAAGTAAGTGATTTAAATACTGCAAGATTTACAAATGCTGGAGCTGGAGCAGATAATACATCTTCTTTATCCATAGGTGGAGAAACACCTCCAGGAACTAAAACAAATAATGTGGAGTCTTGGAATGGATCTTCTTGGACTGAGGTTAACAATTTAAATACAACAAGAGCTCAACTTGGCGGAGTAGGTATAATTACAGCTGCTTTAGCTTTTGGAGGTCAAGATACAAGTTCTCCTGGAGAAACAGCAGTTAATGAATCTTGGAATGGAACTTCTTGGACTGAAGTTGCAGATTTAAACACTGCAAGAAGAAGATTAGCTTCAGCAGGAACTTCAACAGCAGCATTAGCTAGTGGTGGTTCAACAGGATCAAATTCAAATACAAATGAAAGTTGGAATGGAACTAGTTGGACAGAATTAAATAATTTGAACACAGCAAGAGAACAAATAAGAAGTGCTGGAACAACAACTAATGCTTTGGCTTTTGGTGGAAATGTTAGTCCTAGAGCCCAAACTGAAGATTGGAATGGAGTTAGTTGGCAAGAAACATCAGATTTAAATACAGGGAGAGGTAGAGTAGGAAGATCTGGTGGATATTCAGATGCTTTTGCATTTGGAGGGACACCTCCTACAACAGCAGCAGCCGAAGAATGGAGTAGCACTTCGGATACAATTAAGGTATTAACAGATTAATAAGGAGGAAAACTATGGCAAAAACATATCAATATTGTGTAGCAGAGAACTGGGGAAAGGGTTTCATTGATCATGATGAATCTCACAGAATCACGTTCAAAAGCTTCCCTGGAAATGTTTGGCAAGTTCCTGCATATAACAAACACGCTAATCTTTGGATTGCTAAAGTAGCGGGCACAGTCAAAACAAAAGACGAAGCTCAAACGATTGTTAGTGCAGAAGTAACTGCTGCTCAAACAGCTTGGGATAACAATAATGTTGAGGGTGAGTCTGCTGACGAGAAAAATATGAGACTCGGCGAAAGACCTGCTGACATAACATTAGAGGAATAAAATTATAGATGGCTGAATATAGAGGTACTGTCGGAAGTAAAATTCGTAATTATACTACGGATCCTGATAACCCAATTGAGGGACAGGTGTGGTATAACACTACGGATAATGTATTAAAGTTTCAATATCCTGCTTTAACTACATCTGGTTCTTGGGCTACAGGAGGAAGTTTAAATGCAAATAGAACTGATATGGCTACTAGTGTAGCAGCTCCACCAACAAGTGCTTTA